ATCAACTTTTTTGGATTCATGCAAGGAGAAAGAATGCCGATTATACTAAGCTTCTCAAAGACTAACTACAATGAAGGTAGAAAACTATATAGCCTAGCAAGAGTGTCAATGCAAAATATGTGGAACCATGGGTATACATTGGACTCTAAGCTAATGTCTAAAGGTGGAAATGAATGGTATAATATTGTAGTTACAGCCGCCGGACCGACTTCAGATGAAGACAGAGCCTTTGGAATGGAGCTATACAAGACATTCAGGCACTCTAACTTAGTATATGATTTAGATGATACTGATACTTCCATGTCTCATGCGTCCCAGGAGGAGATCGACTCAGTCGAGTTTTAATAAAATTAGGGAGGTCAGCAACCTCCCTAATTTTTCTAACAAGGGGGAGTAGCAAGGTTGAACTGGAAGGATTATCGTAACAGAATTTTAGCAGAGATTGACAGTGAAGCATTCTTTTTGAGTGAGCTAAAGAATGTACATCGACACGGTAGCGAATTGAAGGCGGAATGTCCATTTAAAGAACTACACCCAAATCAAACAGATAATACTCCCTCTTTCACTGTTAATACAGTAAAGGGGGTTTATTACTGTCACACATGCCATAGCAAGGGAAATGTCCATACCTTCTACAAAACATTGTACGGACTATCTAGTGAAGAAGCATGGTTTGCGCTAGGCGATGCGCTGCGTATTCCCAGACCAGATAGTACAAAGCCTACAAGACCTGATATTGATATAGGTTTAGTGTCTGAGTACCATCAAGCATTGATGAATCTAACAGGGCCTATAAGAAAAGTATTACGTGAGCGAAGAGGCCTTACGGATGAGACACTCAAGCGCTTCCAGATAGGATGGGATGGGGAAAGAATAACAATACCAATATATGATGAATTTAACAACCTGGTAAACTTTAGAAGATACAAATGGAATTCGTATGAAGACCAGTATAAAGTAACAAACTATGAAGATGAATTAGGAAACACTTATGGTGAAGTCAGGATATTTGGTATTGAAAACTTAATCGATGAAGATATAGAGTATGTAGTATGGTGTGAAGGTGAGATGGACCGTATTATCAATGAACAATACGGTTTCCCTTCAGCATGTCCTACCAGCGGTGCAGGAACGTGGCGACCAGAATGGACCAAATACTTCAGAAATAAGAAACGTGTTTATATAGCACAAGATAATGACGAAGCGGGAAGAAGAGCTACTCAAAAGATTTGTGAAAAGCTATTTAGAGTTGTAGATGTATACGTAGTACAGTGGCCAGACGATTTCCCAGAAAAAGGAGACATAACGGATTTTTATGTAAAGGCAGGGCAGACTGCTGAGGACTTTCAAAGATTACTGGATAATGCTGTGAAGTATGTAGACCCTTCTCAAAAAGTAAACTTAGCAGATGAAACAGAAGCTAAGGAAGTACATCTAGCTGACTCAGCTAATGCAGAATTATTTGGTAAAAGGATTAGAGTACCGGTTATGATTTCAGGAAAAGATACAACACCATACATGTGTCCCGAAGTAATCAAGGGATACTGTGGTGATGCGGCAGATGCAGATAATAAAAAGTGTAGTAGTTGTTATCTAGCTACAATGGCTGGTGAATATACAGTAACACTTGGCGCTACAAATAAGGATACTATGAAACTTATCAAATGTACTGAAGCACAACAAGAAGCAGTTATAAAAGAGATATTAGGTATCAACAAGTCGTGCCCAAAAGCAAGGATAACAATTGAAAAGTACATGAATATAGAAGAGATTCGTATGATACCGAAGGCTGAAGCAAACTTCGGTTTCGCAAAAGAACATGAGTATGTAGTTAGGACTGGGTATTATATAGGTAAAAGTCTTAAGACTAATGAGAGATATACATTAGTTGGGTATATGTATCCTGATCCACAAACACAATATGCAACATATTTGTTTGACAAAGCATATCCTGAGAAGAATATGATTAACGACTTTGAGATGAACGATGATATTTACGAGATGCTAAAGATATTTCAGGTTAAGGACGGACAAACGATTGAGGACAAGTTCAATGAAATACACAGAGACTTGGAGAGAAACGTTACTAGAGTGTGGGAGCGCCGCGATGTAAGTATAGCAATAGATTTAGTATACCATACGGTACTAAATTTCTATTTCCAAGAGCAATTTATAAACAGAGGCTGGGGAGAGTTATTAATCATCGGAGACTCAGGCCAAGCTAAAACTACACTCGTAGAAAGACTAATGAGCCATTACAAACTAGGTGAACTATACTCTGGAGAGTCTTCAAGGCGCACCGGTTTGGTCTACAACATGCAACAGAACAATAAGAGGTGGTTCTTAGTATGGGGAGCCTTCCCACTGAATGATGGAGGACTGATAGCTATAGACGAGCTATCCGGTCTTAGTGAAGAAGACTTAGCACAGATGTCCGATGTGCGTTCATCAGGTATCGCAAAAACTACAGGAGTTATAACAGCTGAGACCACAGCACGTACTAGGGCCATCTATATATCTAACCCTAGAAATGGTAGGCCACTTAATGCTGAGACCTATGGTGTTATGTCTATACTAAAGTTGTTTGGTAAAGCAGAAGACGTTAGAAGATTAGACCTAGCTATTGCAGTAGCGTCTGGAGATGTTAACCCATCGCTAGTTAATAGAAGTCTAGACGATATTCCTGCAGTACCTCACATTTACACATCAGACCATTGTAATATGAGAGTGCTGTGGGCATGGAGCCGCAGGCCCGAGCATATTAAGTTTGAGGACGATGCTGTTGCTACAATATTAAAGTTAGCAACACAGATGGGTAAAAAGTATACTTCTAGGGTGCCTTTGGTCGAGGCGGCCGACCAACGTATTAAGATCGCTAGGCTATCAATAGCGTGTGCGTGTTGTGTATTTTCAACTACAGATGGGGAAGATGTTGTAGTTAAGAAAGAGCATGTAGAGTTTGTAGTTAATTTCCTAGATAAAATATACAGCACCAAGAGCATGGGTTATGATAAATTGAGCGAACAAGAAAGAGTTAATACTGACTCCTCAGAAGCTAATATAGCTAAGTTACGTGCAGCATTTGCATTATTACCTCTACAAGACTTTAACGAAACTGTTAAGACACTATATCAATTACCATACTTTAACAGGTTTACTCTGGAAGACTATACAGGCTTACCAAGGGATGACCTAAGATTGTTGTTAAAATTCTTGACCAACAATCACTTAGTGGAGCGTGTTAGAAGTGATTACAGAAGAATGCCTATTGGAACAGAGTTCCTGGAGCATTGTATAGAGAAGCCATTCACACCTGAGGAGATTGAAGAAGCTAGGAAGAGCTTTTACACTGGTGGAGAGTTTTAAGGTGGAATTAGCCAAAATCAACAAGGAGGTTTAGCTATGAAGGAGTATAAATTCAGGGGACAGTTTACAGGAGTTAAGGAACGCTATCCTCAAATGGTTGGCGAAGGACAAGAGATACATTTTGGGGATGTAGTAAGACTTTTTGGTGGGGAATATTGTCAAGGATATTATGAATATGATCAAACAATTGTTGTTGAAAGTGCTTATGATATTGTGGCAATGGAAGAAAGTGAGAATGTCAAACTATTAGGCAATGTTTGGGATAATCCTGAATTGCTGAAATTGGTGCGAAGACCATTTGAAAGAGCTTAATAAAATCTAAAGGGGGAATGAATAATGGATGTATTAAAGTATCTTACCAATTGTAACATTTTATCTACAGTCACTCAGGAGGAAGATGAGAAGGAGTGGTTAGCCAATAGGACTAAGGGTATTGGTGGCTCTGATGTCGGTGCTATATGCGGCGTAAATCCATACTCAAGCGCTAGATTGATCTACTTTAAGAAGACTGGACAATATCAAGACAGCGAAGACGAATTTAGTGATGCTGCGCTAGAGAGAATGCACTTTGGTCGTATGTTAGAATCTATTGTAGCTAATGAATATGCTAGGAGAACCGGTAACAAGGTTGTAGTATCACCAGCAACACTTGCACATAAAGACTACCCATGGGCGATTGCTAATGTTGACAGATTTATAGTAGATGACAAAGGTGTTCCATACGGTATATTAGAGTGCAAGACAGCTAGTGAGTATATGGATAATGCTTGGTCAGAAGGTGATGTTCCTTTAAGTTATTTATACCAATTAAACTGGTATCTATGGGTTACAGGTTTAGAATATGGTGTTATAGCGTGCTTAGTTGGAGGCAATAAATTTTACCATTATGAAATATGGAGGAACGATGAATTAATAAGAGACGAAATATTCCCAAAGGTTGACAAGTTCTGGAACTACCATGTTAAAAACTTGATTGAACCTGAATTATCTGGAACAGATGCTGATTCCGAGTATGTAGCTAATGAATACTCAGAAGTAATTAAGGGATCTGAAATAGTTTTAGAAGATGAAACAATGAATGAGTTAGCTGCTATAGTTAAAGAATGCAAGGCAAAAATTAAAGAATTAGAAGCAATCGAGAAGGAAGCAGCTAATAGATTGAAAGACGCGCTCAAAAATAATGAAATAGGATATACTAAAGACTATATAATCAAATGGTCACCTAGAAGTCAAAGTAGAATAGATACTACAAAATTAAAAGAGAAGTATCCAGAGGTTTATGCAGATTGCCTCAAGCAGGTAAACTTTAGGGTGTTTACAGTAAAATAAAAGGGGGAATATTATATGCTAGACAGAATGTTACAGAAACAAAAGGAATTACAAGAACGCTTAGGATATGACTTCTGCAGCATGACACAAAAAGAGATTACTGCGTATATAAAAGAATTCAGTATCCATCTGACACAGGAGCTGCATGAAATGTTATACTCACTGCCATACTTCAAACCATGGAAGGATTACAGTGCAATGACTGAAGAGGAATATGAAACTGGTATGGAAGAAGCAAGAAAGGAATTTATAGATATGTTCCATTTTATGCTCAACATAGCATTGGCACTTGATATGTCAGGCAAAGATATATACGATATGTACATGGAAAAGAACGAGGAAAATCATAAGCGACAAGATGAAGGCTACACACATGATAAAAGTTACAGATAGGAGGCGCCACACATGTCACAGTTAAAAGTTATTGCTGGAGGCGGAGCTAAGAGCTTCATCCCCAGCTGTACAGTAACAATGGATGATAGTATCTACAAATTTACAGACTTCGTAACTGTAGGGTGGGATTATAATAAAGACTCTGCAGTTATAATTCAAAACGCAGATGCTATTACATTAGGTTTTGCATACCTAATGATTGCCGAAGCTTTTAAGGATAGCTACAACTCTCTAACAGATGAGGAGAGGGCAATAGTGGATGATTCTTTGCCTAGATTTTAGTAAAAGGGGAAAATGAATATGAAACATATTCAAGTATCAGTAATTAATGAGGCGCATTCATGCCCTGGTGGTATGATGATGTTTCTAGCGAAGTTAACGCAAAGAGGACATCAGATTAAAAATATGGATGATTTGAAACATCTGTATAATGAATCTATGGGGCGACACAAGTCAGCTAAACGTGTAGTCAAGATGCCGCATGGAACCATAAAGAGATTTGCTCCGATAACTATAGCAGTTGTAGGTGCTTCTAGGAGATTTCTTGCACAGGCTAGAACACATCATGTAGGCATTGATTTCGTATCAGCATCACTACAATACTCAGATTATAGTGGGGATGCTCAGTTTGTAGTACCTTACGAACTAATTGAATTAGATAATAAATTAGGTACGTCTTATGTACAAGCATATCTTGATTCCTGCGCCGCGTCTATGAAGCAATATAAGGCATTTGTAGATGATGGTATAAATAACGATACAGCGGGTTATATGGCGCCACAGGGTCTAAGAAACATCCTGATAATTCAAGGTAATCATGAAGCATGGATGAATTTCATAAGGCTTAGAGCATGTCACAGAAACACAAAGGAAACCCAGTATGTAGCACTTAGGATATGGGAGACTTTACTGAAAACAGCGGATGGTGAGGAAATGTTCGCGTGGGCTGGACCTGACTGCTTACATGGAAAGTGTAGGGAAGGTAAGATGAGTTGCGGTAATCCATTTATGAGTAGTAACCCCACTACATTAATTAAGACTTACTATCCATTGCTAGTTAGAGGTGATGACTAATGATGATTATAATTGTAGGCCCCGATGGTTCTGGTAAATCTACATTAGCTAAACAATTATCAGCACAGACAGGTTACCCTATACAACATAGACGTAAACCTAAGGACCAGACGGAGAAAGATACTATGATGGCAATGTACAGAGACTTAGCAGTAACTGGTGCCGATGTAATACTAGACAGGGCTTGGTACTGTGAAATGGTGTACGGGGATATTATGAGGGACAAATCATATATAGGTATGGACCAGATGTATGAGCTGGAGGACCTGATAGCCAATAACGGTGGCGGTATTATAATTCACTGCACCGATGAAACTAATAAGTTATGGGACAGATGCATGGAGCGCGGTGAGGAGTATATACAAGATTATGAAACACTAGCAACTATTAAGCATATGTATGAGTGGCTTATGCACTCTGTACCTCATATATTACCTGTAGTTAGGTATACCATCAATGAGAACCTGTCCTAAGTGCGGTTGGGAATACCCTAGCACTTATGTCAACACTAAATGTAAGTTTTGCGGTACTACATTTGATGTTCAGATATGCGGTTCCTGTAAAAAGTTAGTCCCTACCTACAAGTTTTATAGGCGTAGCGATGGAAGACTAACGCGGCGATGCCCAGACTGCAACCGCAAGAGTGCAAGAGATTGGGATAATGCTAATAAAGAAAGAAGACTTGCTAGGGTATATAGGTTCTATGACAAACGCCTCATCGCTGCTGAGAAAGAAATGTATGATTGGATGGAAAAACTACAGAGCCTCCCTTTTAAGGTTATGAGCGAAGATGAATGGTTAGAGACTTGTAGATATTTTGGAGGATGTGCTATATGTGGCAATGAATATATAGAGACTCGGCACTTCTTTATACCATTCGAAGAGGGTGGCCGGTATGCTGTATGGAATATGATACCCCTATGTGGTTCGTGTGCTGCTA